AATCATCTTACCATTACAAAAGATTTCAAAGTTATTAGGTTTAATACTTCTTCTAACTTTATATTCTTTTGTGCCAACAGTAAAGTCAACTTCTACAACACAATCACCACCATTAATGGTATTGACCATTTGTTCTTTCTTAATGATTCTAAATGGTCTATTGAATAGTACAAAACATAATGCGTCTAGTAAGGTTGACTTACCAGAGCCGTTTGAACCAACAATTAATGTTGTTTGCGACATATCTAAATGAACCACTATTGGTTGGTTACCTGTAGATAAAAAATTCTTATAACTTATTCTTTTAAATGTTATCATACTTTAAATTTACTCACTTGCCTCCATGTACAACTCTTTAGCAAACTGTTTAAGTTTCTGTTTGTCTAATTTACTATCAACTTGGTCAATATAGTTACCTAAAAATGTCAATGTATCTTCGCCTTGTTCTAATATATCTTCTCGTACTGAAGCACCAATGTCTGTAGGGTCTTCAATAACATCAATCGCATGAATATTAATCTGATTATAAAATTTATCCATAAGTCTTTCAAACATATCATTATCTGATTTATTAGAAATATATAACTTAACAAATTTTCTATCATACTTTGTAATATCTATCTCATCATAATTTGTATCTTTATCATTATAGATGATTTTATCAAACATCTTGTATTCGTTTTGTACTCTTGTTAGTTCTCTTGTATCTGTATCAAAGATATGAAACCCTTTAGGACAACCATAGTCTGACCATGTCATTTCATATTGAGTACCTAGATAATGTATATGGCCGTCATCTGATTTCTTATGAAAATGACCAGAGAATACTTTTTCAAATCTTTTAAACATTGCTTTCTCTTGACCATGGTCATTAAAATGGCCATTATGCATTTCAAAACCTTTGACTTCTAAATGACCCATTGCAATTGTACATTGTGTATTTTCTATTTTACTAATACTATCTGTTTCATTGTCATCACAAATCCATGGTATGAATAAGATAGGTAATCCACCAAGTTCAACCTCTGTAGTTTTAGTATATACTTTAGCGTCTTTACAAATCTCTAGGTTTTGCATAGCATTTACTTCATTAGTATTTTTATAATATGTGTCATGGTTACCAATGATAATATGTGTATCAATATTATTTTCTTCTAATCTATTCCAAAACACTTTACTAAAATTGTGTGCTGTATTATGATTGATAAATTTTCTTCTATCAACCACATCACCTAGATGTACTAGTGTTTTAATATTATGTTCTTTCAAGTATGGAAAAAACAAATCATTATAGAATTTATTTTGATATTCAATAAATGCTGGGCTGTCGTTTCTACAACCAAAGTGTGTATCGTTTAGTAATGCTATTTTCATATAATTGGAATCCATCTTAACATATTAGTTGCGTGTATATGTTTTTTTAAAATAAAATCAAAAGCAATAGTAACTCTAGGTCTTTCATTTGGCCAATCATCTGATACCTTGTGTAAAAGTCCTGCCTCGTTTAAAGTTATATAACCATTTTTATTTTCTATTGTTTGTTCAAAGTCTTTATCTTTATAAAATGTTTGACTTGGTTCTGCGTCAATACAAACATAGCCGTGCCATCTACCATTTTCTTCATTCTCACCACCGTGTCTATGCCACTTTAAATTTTTGCCTTTTGGAAAAACATTTACCCAGCCTGCTGTAGCATAGTCTGTTGAATTAGGTTGTTTCTCTTTAAACTTGTTTACAACACCCTCGTATAATTCTGACATACCTGGCATATGATTTAAAAATACATTATAACATTCGTATAGTTCGGTTGAAGGACTACCCTCTGCAAACTTCATGTAGTTTTCATCTTTCCATGTATTTTTCCATGGTGTAAACATCTCTGTTACTTTTTTAGATATAATATAGGTAGCAGGCAATAGTTTTGTACAATGGTGTTTGTCAATTAGTGGTTCGTGATATAATCTGTTCATTAGAAATAATTTATGTTGATATTCATTCTTACTTTAGTATTTGATACAGAGGTGCTTTGATGTTTTACACCTGCGTCAAATGTGACCAATCTGTTTTCTACACTATCAGCCTTTTCATCACCTTGTTTAGTGTAACCGTCACATGTATTCATACTAAAGACACCACCGTTGTGACTAAAACTATAGTCTGTGTGTGGTGCATGTTCAACAACTCCTTTACCCATGTTTAAATATAAATTTGCTTTCACTCTGATTAAAGCCTTTGGTTGTATCTTGTTTAATAAATCATATACTAAAGGAAAGTATTGACTTTGGAAGTTTTGTCTTTGATTATAGAAGACATGGGTCATATAATATTCACCAGTTTCTTCTGGTTCTTCCATAGTTATGATTTGATTAAAATGCCAAGGAAAACTAGGATCCCAAATGACTTTCTTCAGCTCAGAGAATTCTCTGTCTGTTAAATAATTATCTACTATGTTCACTTCTTCGATTTCTTCTTCTTAGCAGCTTCTTTTTTTGCCTTCTCCTTTTCAGTAGGTTCATCAGCGACCATATTCTTTTGTAAGAATTCTGTGAATTGATTTTTAAATTCTCTTTCTTCACCTGGCTGTAATGCCATGTCATCATAATTAGCTTCTTGTATCATTCTTTGTTTAATTGTTACTTGTTTCTTTTCTTTTTGAATTCTACGAATAAATGCATAATAGATTATTTGCGTGAAGTAAGCGAAAGGATTGTTTGATTTCTCACCATCAAAATTGTCTAGGTATTGTAAACAGTTTTCTATACCGTCACTAATCATATCATCTCTATATGTGTAGTTGATAAAATTAGGTCTGTATGATAGGTGATTCGCTATCTTTAAAAAACATTCACCGACATAATCGGGTACTCTTGGTTTGTTTTTTCCTGCTACTTTTGCTTTGTTAACAGACTTTTTATACTCGACCATTGCAGCCAAGAATTCTTTGTTGTTAACATAATGTTCTGATTTCTTTTTTGTTTTTGCCATAATATCCTCATAATACTCTAAACTTTACAAATTGTCAAGCCTAGTTTGTTTTTAATCCACGGTTGCCAATATTTTTTTTCTATGTATAATAACGGTGTCCGTTTTCAGAAACACCTTTAAGTACCTAGTGTATTGTTGGTTCTTCCTCATCATCATCAAACTCTTTAAAGATTTCATTTAGTTTATTATTTTCTTCGGGGGAGAATTCTTTTTTGTGATAAGTTTCATCTCTCTTTGGTCTATCTAAACTATCATAGTTCTTTATTATCTCACCATAACTACCACTCATCTCTAACGAGGCGTTTGTGATTGTCATAATTTTATCTTTTGGAATGGTAACCACTTTATCATTTGTATAATTAGTCCAACGAATCAAAGCAATATAATCTCTAAACCCCATTGGTGTCATTTGAGGAACATATTTAATCTGTAATGGTTTGTCAAGTCTAATAAGTGGACCATTATCTGGCAACTGTCTGTCGCCAGTAGGTAGTACGGTAACAATATCGTCACCATTTATTAGTTTTATTATCTTAACTTCTGGTTTCATTGTTTAACTCTATGTTATGTATCTCATACTCAAAATCTTCCTCACTATAGATATTTATCCTTTCTCTAAAGTGATTAAGTGTGTAGTTCTCTTTGTCATTGTATGTTAAGTCATCAGCAATATCATACAATGTAGCAGAACCATTATTATCTTTTAATCTTAAACCACGACCAATTGATTGTAAATTTCTTATCCGTGATTTACTAGGAGAAGAAAACACAATGTTGTGTAAATTACGAATATTGATACCGGTACTAAAGGTTCCGTAGCTTGCCACGATAATAGCATTGTCACTCTTTTCCGTAATCTCTCTAATCTTTTCTCTTTCATCTGTATCTACTCCACCATGAACATAAAACACCTGTTTATCAGTTGCTTTTTCTTTTATCATTTGAAACAAATCTTTACCATGTTTTTCAACATACTGAAACAAACAAAGAGTATTACCTTGTAGGCCAGCGGCCAAGTTTCTTATAAACTTGTTTCTCTTATCTGATTGAACAATGTAATCCATCTCTTCTTGGTAGTTCATACCACTAGCATGTTTACACTCAATCGCACCATGTTTTAATATTAGACAGAAAATCTTTAAGTCTGCTAACTGTTTCTTTTCTTGTAGTTCTACTGTAGAAACCACCTTATTGACTGTACCAAACAGTCCTTCTAATACTAACTTGTGTGTTTGTGTACCATCTAAAGTACCTGTTAGTCCTACTCTATATGGGCATTTTTCTAATTTTGTCAATATCTTTGTAAGTGAAACGGCCTTAAATAAGTGTGCTTCATCACCTACTATCATACCAATATCTTTAAAGTATTTTTTTGGTTGATTATAGATAGATTGCCATGTAGATATAATCACAGGTTTATTTGTTTCTTTAGAATGACCTTGATATATTCTATGTACATTATTATCAGGCGACCAACCATAATCTTTAAAATCTTTAAACAATTGTTCTACCAATGATGTGGTTGGAACAATAATAAGTATCTTTTTCTTATCAGCTTTTAACCGAAGAATGTTAAACCTAATAAGAAGATAGACAATAAGAGATTTTCCACTAGCTGTGGGTGAAAGTAATAAAGTCCTATTTTTTCTAACTGCATGTATGAATGCCTCCTTTTGATAATCTCTGACCTCGAATGGAATATTTAGTGCTTTGATAAACTTATCAACCTTTGCCTCATCTACCTTTGTGTCTTCTATTTTAGTTCCGTCAACAACTTGTACATTATTGTCTTCACACCACTTTAGTATATAAGGATATAGACCAACATAAATTTGTCCTGTCTGATATGAAAATAATCTAATCTTTCCATCCCACACTCTGTTTCTAAACTGTGGCATAAACTTAAAACCAGGCACTTCAAATGTGAAAAATCCACCTAGTTCTCTTCTTATATCATCATCAGCTTCAATCTTTAAATAGACATCATCTTTTTTATCTATAATTAAATATCTTGTTAAACTCATACAAATGGTGTCCCTACTACCCAGCCAACTAAAGTCTTTCTTACACCACTTAACACAGGATTAACCTTGTGCCAAACGAAAGAAGGAAATAAAATCATTGTGCCTTTTTTTAATTCGAATTTTTTATATAAATGTTTTTCAGGATTAGGATTTGGTTTACATATCTCAAAATCACCACCTGTGTAATCGTCTGATAAACATATTGTAAAACTTAATTTTCTAACTAGACCATTATCATATGGTTTAGCATGACTATCTATATGCCAATTATAGTGGTCATCTTTTTCGTAAATAGAATACTGAAATGGCTCAAAGCCATGAAGTTGAAAGTTCCAACCTGCTTTCTTATTTGCGTTTGTAATGATATCTGTTAAAGGATATTTTGTAGATATCTCTTGTTCTTTAATCCAAGATACTTTTGTTTTTCTAATTGAATCTGATTGTTCTCTATCATACACTTCAGCATTTTTTAATTTTTCTTTCTCACCAAAAGAAATTATATAATCTAATTGTGTTTGAGTTAAAGCGTTTTCAATTATGTGGCAGGAGTTTTTTAAATACATTACACAGCACCACTAGTAAACCTACGCCAATCAATAGCGTTCTTAATCGTAAAGGTTCTATTAGTGATTTGTCTAATTGTTCTATCTAAAAAATCAATACAAGCATTTAAGTAATCTACTTTTTGTTTAGCCTTAATATACTCTTCGTCTGACTGTATATATTGGTCAACATCTTGTCTTAATAATTTAAAGTTAAAAGGTCTCTGTGCATATACTGAAGCGTCTGCCTTACCAGTATAGTATTCCCAAAGTTCTCTTTTGGTATTATATAAATCACCTTCAGCACGACTTAACATAAGCTTAAACTTCGTTAAGTGTTTCATATATTTGTTATGTAATTGTGGAGTTTTAAGAGATTCTAAATCTAGTTCAGTATCATTTATCTTCAAATCCAAATCAGCTTGTTCTTGTAGTTTTTCTAAATCCATAATAAAGGTATCCTATCATAATATCGTTTAAATGTAAAGCTTTTAAGAGGTAGTTTCTGTAGTCCTAGACCCACCTTTTGTAGCGAATTCGTATATTTTATATTTCATTGTTACAGTTGCCGTTAAGAAATCAATATCTGTGGCCTGTTGGTTAAAGTTTAGTCCTGACAATCCTACAGGAAACATATCTGAAAATCTTACTTCTATATTTGCTGTACTTTTACTAGTTAAAACATTTAAAGTTGCGTCTGAGAAGACAGGACCTAACGGCATAGGAGAACCTGTC